TTTTTCTATGAAAACAATGACTTTCATAGATCTCATAAGTTTTTTAAAAAAGGATTTAAACATTGTGGAGTTATGTCTTATGATCCTCAAAAAGAAATATGGATATTAGTAGAATATAATTTTGGTCATTTGTTTGTAGAAACACTAGATCCAGAAGAAGTAGATAAAATATTTAGAATGATTAGTCAAAAGAATGGAAAAATAGTAAAAGTGCCAGTAAAACATAATTTACCTAGATTTCCAGTAATAATGAAATCTTGGATTAAAGAACATAGTTGTGTTAGTTATGTTCAAAGATTAATAGGAATGTCAAACTTTTGGATATTCACACCATATCAGTTATATTGTGAGTTGAAAAAAAAAGGTTTTTCTGAAATAAAGTTATAAATATGGGAATGTTACGCAGACCAAGATACCAGGAAACTGAAGCTGATAAACAGCTACGCAAAGATATTGAAAAAAGAAAAAAAGAAGAAGAAGCAGAAAGACTTCGATTAGAAAAAGAACAAAAAAAACAAAAAAGCAGACGAGCAAAAGGAATGGTAGGAGCTAGAAGTTTATTTACCAAAGGAACAAAAGGATTTAAAGATCCAGAGGGTAAAACTTATGAGTAGTAATCGAGGAAGCTCTCAAGCATCAAGAGATTCTAGTAACTCTATGCAAGATAGAGATCCTGGAGCTAATCAAGGTAGATTTGATTCACAAGAAAAAAAAATAGCTAAACAAGTAAAAAAAGATATTGGTTTGACAGCTACTAGAGGTGGTTTTATTGCAGCCAATGCTCCAGATCCATTAATGTATGGAAAAGCTGCTTCTGAAGCTGCAAAAAAAAGAATGGAAGAAAGAGGACTAGGAACTTATAATCCAGAAACAGGTAGTTTTCAAAATGTTGTAGGAAATAAAATTATATCTGGAAATAAAATGTATGGAGATTCTGGAACTGGTATGGGATCTGGAGATCCAACTGGTGTAATGACTTCTATTCCAATATCTCAAAAAATGTTTGAAAGACAAAAAAATATAGTTAGTGCTATTGGATTAGGTCTTGGATTAGCTGGTGTTCCAATAATACCAAGTGCTATGATATTTGATGCTCAAAGAAAAAGTTATGATGATTATATTCAAAGATTTAATAATATACAAACATCTAGTACAGTTTTAGCAAGAAATGTTGCAAGTAATAATCAAGTAGATGCATCTAATAATAACAGATCTACAGCTGTTGCAGATCAAACAGCTATGAGTGGAGATGATGAAGCAAGAATAAGAAATAGATCAGCATATAGTGGACTAACTGGAGCTGAACAAGATGCTAGAACATTTTTAGATGCAACTGGTAGAAGAATAACTGGAAGTATGAATTAATGGCATATATTGAATTAGCAGATACAGAACTAGATAGTGGAATTACAGATAATCGAGTAGCTTCTTTTATGAAGAAGTATAGAGATTCAGAAAAAATATACGATCATTGGAAAGATAAATATGAAGAAGCATATGAATATACTTTACCACAAAGAGAATCTTTTTATGAAGAAACTGTAGGAGAAAGAAGAACAGATAAAATATTTGATGAAACAGCTGTAGTAGGTATACAAGAATTTGCTAGTAGATTACAAGCTGGTTTAGTTCCAACATATGGAAGATGGGCAAACTTTGAAGCTGGATCAGAAGTACCAGATCAACAGAAACCAGCTGTTAATGAACAACTAGATGCAATAACAAAATATGTTTTTGAAATAATTGCTGGATCTAATTTTAATCAAGAAATACATGAAGCATTTATGGATTGTGCTATTGGTACTGGTGTACTTTTAGTAGAAGAGGGAGATAGTTTAAACCCAATAAACTTCCAAGCTATTCCATTACCAAGAGTAATGTTAAACAATGGACCAGATAACAAAGTAGATACTGTATTTAGAAAAAGAAGTATTGCTTATAACAGACTAATGACAGCTTATCCTAAAGCACAAATGTCTCCAGAAATGTTAAAAATTATAGATGATAAACAAGGAGAAAAAGCAACTGTAGTTGAGGGTGTATTTAGAATGTATGATGAGCCTAATTCAGAAAAATTTAAGTATTGTGTTGTTTGTTTAAATGAAAAAGAAATGATACTTGAACAAGAACTATCTGGTATTGGTAGTAATCCATATATTGTATTTAGATGGAACAAAGCATCTGGAGAAGTATTTGGTCGTGGTCCAGTATTTAATGCTATGGCTGCAATCAAAACAACAAATCTTACAGTAGAACTAATATTACAAAATGCACAGATGAATATTAGTGGTATTTATACTTATGAAGATGATGGAGTTATTAATCCAGATAATATTAATCTAGTACCTGGTAGTCTAATACCTGTAGCTCCAAACAGTAGAGGTCTTACTCCTTTAGCTGGAGTAGGTAGATTTGATGTAGCTCAACTTATACTTGGAGATATGCGTCAGAATATTAGAAAAGCATTGTATATGGAAACACTTGGTAGACCAGAGGGTACACCAATGTCAGCTACTGAAGTATCAGAAAGAATGGCAGATCTATCAAGACAGATTGGATCTGCATTTGGTAGATTACAATCAGAATTAATTACACCACTTCTTAGAAGAATAATTAGAATACTTACAAAAAGAGGATTAATAGAAATACCTAGAATAGATAATAGAGAAGTAACAATTATATCTCAATCTCCTCTAGCTCAAGCTCAACATCAGCAAGATATAGCTGTAGTTAATAATTTTAATGCTATTTTGGCTCAAACATTTGGACCACAAATATTAAATATGATTGTAAAACAAGATGAAGTAGCAAGATACATGGCTGAAAAGCTAGGATTACCAGAAAAATTAATTAGAGATCCTCAAGAACAACAAGCTCTAGTAAATGAGTTGCAAAATATGGCTCAACAAGGTAATATGCCTGGAAATGTCATGGGAAACCCTACGCAACAAGAACAATAAAGAGGTAGCTACTGATGATGACAGGACTTTTGCTAGCGTATTTAATGGAAGTAAAGGCAAAGCAGCAATCGAATACCTCGAAAAAATAACAAATAACTCTTTGGCAAATCCAAACTCTAGTAGTAATGTGTTATGGCATTTAGAGGGTCAAAGATATTTATTAAGTGTAATAAAACAAAAAATAAAACGAGGACAAAAAAATGGCTGATGAAGAACAAAAAACTAATGGCGAACTAAAACCACAAAGACCAGAATATGTATCAGAAAAATTCTGGAACGCAGATACAAATGAAGTAAATTTAGAAGATCTTGCTAGTAGTTATAATTCTTTAGAAAAAAAACTAGGATCAAGAACAGAAGAACTATCAAAACAAATAAGACAAGACATAGAACAAGAAAGAATAGCCAATACTCCCAAGGAATATGAATTATTCCAACCAGAAGTACCAGAGGGTGTATCTATAGAAGTAAACAAAGATATACCCTTGCTTCAATGGTGGGAAGAAACAGCTAGAAAAAAAGGATTATCTCAAGAAGAATACAATGATGGTATTAAAAAATTTGTAGATAATCAAATAGCTGCACTTCCTGTATTGGAAGAAGAAAAACAACAATTAGGCGAAAATGCTACACAAAGAATAGAAGCAGCTGATCTATGGGCAAAGAAGAATTTATCTTCTGATGCTTATTCGGCAGCATCTAATTTAGCAAGTACAGCAGCTGGTGTAAAAGTTATTGAAGAACTTATGAAACTAACTAAAGATGCTCCAATGCCTACAACAGAAACTGCCATAGAAGCTGCTCCAAGTATAGAAGATTTAAGATCTATGATGCAAGATCCTAGATATTGGAAAGATGGACAAAGAGATCCAGCTTACATAAACAAAGTCGCAGCTTTATTTGAAAAATACTATGGTAAAGGCGAAAGCGAAAAAGGTTAGAGTTACCTGGAGAGATGCTGTATCTCATTCAGAATGGTTAGATCCAAATACTGCTAAAACATTTAAACCATACATAAATGTAACTGAGGGTTTTCTCTTAGAAAAGAATAAAAACGCTACAATAATCTATATGTCTTACAATGATACAGACATAGGCGACACTTGTGTAATACCAAGTGAAAACATTGTTGAGCTTTGTGAGTTGAAAAAGTAGAAAAAATATGTCAGTTGATTGAGTAATAGACCTCTATGGCGTAGAATATGCCTTGTAAAAGATAACATATAAAGCTCCTGTGAGATAATCTAGGTAACAATAGCAACATAAGGAGAATAAAATGAGTGCTACTATAACTAACGCTTTTATTACTCAGTTTGAATCTGAAGTACATATGGCGTATCAAAGAATGGGTAGTAAGTTCAAAAATCTAGTGCGTGTTGTAAATGGAGTATCTGGAGAATCAGTTAAGTTCCAAAAAGTAGGCACAGGCGAGGCAACAACTAAGGCTCGTCATGCTGAAGTAGTAGCTATGAACATTAGTCATACTAATGTAACTGCTACACTTTCTGACTTCTACGCTTCAGATTATGTAGACAAACTAGACGAACTGAAAACCAACATTGACGAAAGATCAGTAATTGCAAATAATGCAGCATATGCTCTTGGTCGTAAGACTGACAGCATTATCACTGATGCTATGGCATCTGCTACAACTGTAGCAAACAATGCTGGAGCAAATGGAACAACATCTTTAGCTACTGATATGAATGTGGCTAAATTTAAAGATATGCAAGCATTATTCGGTACAAATTCTGTGCCAGATGATGACCAAAGATATTGGGCAATAGGTCCAAAACAATGGTCTGACTTGTTAGATGATGATCAATGGTCAAGAATGGAATACATTGGAAACAACGAGCTTCCTTTTGCTGGTATGAACTACACAGCTAAAAGATTCTTAAGTTTCTTAACTTTTGTATTCTCAGGACTAGACACTTCTGGATCAACTGATAGACACACTGTTGCATGGCACAAGTCATCAATGGGTCTAGGTATTGGATCAGAAGTTAGAACAGAAGTAAACTATATACCAGAAAAAGTGGCTCACTTAATGACCTCTTACTTATCAATGGGATCAATCCTAATTGATGATAATGGTATTAGAGTACAGAAAGCTGCGGAATAGGAGGTAGATATGGCATACGCAACTTCAAATCCCGTAAAGAAAATCTCTCAAATGGGAGACACTAACTCCATGTGGTATTATGCTGATGGAGATGCAATAGGTACTATTGATGACAATGAGTACTTTTTAGCTTCTCAAGCTGATTTAACAGCTGGAGATGTTATTATTGTAAACAGTGGTGGCTCAAATGGTGTAGTAGATATGTTAATTGTAACAACTTCTACTTCAACTCAAGTGAGAACAGCTTTATTATCATAACATTAACGAGGGGGAGTAATCCCCCTCCTAAAAAAATATGGCAGTAACAAAAATAGATATAGCTTCAAGAGCATTAATAATGATCGGATCTAATCCGATTTCGTCATTTACAGACGATACTACAGAAGCATTAGTAACAAATAATATTTATGAAGAAATTATAGAATCTACTTTATGTAGAGCAAGATGGAGATTTGCTACAGAACAACAACAACTATCTTTATTAGCAAATGCTCCTACTGGTAGATATGAATATGCATATCAAATACCTACAAGTCCACAATGTTTACAAATAATATCAATAACTGAAAATGATATAAATATACAATATGCAAGATATGGAGATAAAATATTTGTAGATGGACATGGTAGTCAAAGTAAATTAATTATGGATTACATCTTTAGACAAGATGAAAGTGAGTTTCCACCCTACTTTAGATTAGCAGTAGAATATAAACTTGCAAGTGTATTTGCTGGAGCTATAGCAAGAGATTCAGCTATGGTTAGAGAGTTTGATAACTTAGCAGAAAGACAAATACTTATAGCAAGAAATACTGAATCAGCAGAAACTACAACTAAAAAACTAGCAACTGACAGATTCATAAATGAGAGAAGAAGTAGTCGTAGTGGCTTAGTGGTAGGATAATGCCTAGAAAGGTTAGACAAGT